GACTATCTGTTAAAATTGTACTCAACTTATCAAGAAGAATGATTCGTCGCTTTGGGTGAATGTAATGTAAATTCAACCCTAGAAAGCCGTCTGAGTATCGTTCTATTGGAATAACCAATGGGAACCTATCGTAATATGGCAACGAATCTTTCGTCTTTGGATCATAATAGTAAAAGTACATACGACCGATGATAGACTGATTTTTAAATCGCTCACGATCACGCATTAACTCACCTTTGGTGGGTCTGAGTGCTGGAACTTTGGATTTCAACCAGGTACGTGCTTCACGTGACCGTGGTGCATATCCTGATTTTGCAAGGGATTCCTTGATTCTATCAATAAGTCGTTTCGCCATCGTATATTTATCTGATACCTAAGTGTTTTTCAGTCAAAATCTGAAACTGCCAACCGTGGTCTTTACAGAACTCTTCGGCGGCGTGCCATTTGGCCTTATTGATTTCATAGGTGATTGCTTCTTGAAGATAGGTTTTGGTTTTGCGTTTCTGTGTGGGTGGTTGAGTCTGCTTCTCCGGTTTAACCTCTATGATATAAGTCATAACCGTACCGTCTGCTTTACGCATTTTGGCAATGAAGTCTGGAAAATAACGATGTTTTTTTCGGTCAACAGGACTGAGATAAGGTATAGGAAGTTCTTCCGAACCCCACCAAATGACGTTCGGATTCTCATCTAAATAATTCATCACCTTTATTTCCCAAGTAGACCTGTAGATGATGTTGTTTGCATCACCCTTGTACTTTTGCGGGTTTTTCGGTCTAAATCTTCCTTTATTTGACATAAATACTATCTAGTCAACGAATAGGAACTCTCATGGCATTTTTCGGTCTATCAGATATTACCATAGCAAAAGAAGATAATAGAAGCGGTCCCTTACGAGCCTTGTTTGAAAGTTCTTTGGGTACATCAAACACATTCCGTTACCCCATAGACATTGGTAATTATGATAAAGCCCACTACATGATCATCAATGTTTTTAAACAAAAAAACTCACAATTTCAGGGCGTTCAGCAGAACAATATCAATAGAATTGGTGCAATCTCACAAGCAACTCCTGGAATACAAAGCACATCTTTCGCATCAAAAATCAACGGAGCAATCGACAACGCTATAAACAGTCTTACAAGTGGCAAAACTTTATTTGGTAAAAATATTGCAACTAATTTCGGTGGTCCAATAAAACAAAGAGCAGCCGTTGATATTGACCAAAATTCTTATATCAATAGTGTACAGAGTATTGAAAACGAATCGCTAATCAAAACAACCGAACAAACAAATGAAACAATTGTTCTGTATATGCCAGATACCTTACAGTATACTTTTGCACAATCATATTCTGAAGCAGCATTAGGTGATGAGTTGGGTGGCAAAATAGCAGTAGCAGGTAAATCTGTTTTAGAAGACTTAAAGAATGGTTTAGATCCAAAAGCCGCTGCTGAAAAAGGACTCAAAGGTCCTGCTGCTACTGCTGCAATTCAAAAAGGAATTGAAGCCACGGGTGCCGTGATTGGACAAAACTCAGCAAAGTCGGCTGCATTTCTAGCACTCGGTGGTGTAAACAATCCGATGCTCGAACTTCTTTATGCTTCACCATCTTTTAGGCAATTTACTTTTGAGTTTATGTTTTATCCACGTGATGAAAGAGAAGCATTAGAAGTTCAAAATATACTAGAGCGTTTAAGATTTCATCAAGCACCAGAATTAGATGGTGGCTCCGCTGGTCTTCTTTTAATTCCACCATCAGAATTTGAATTATCTTTTTATTACGGTGGTCGTCCAAACCCAAACTTACCTGGAATAGGTCGCTGTGTTCTTACAAACATTTCAGTCAACTATGCACCAAACGGTTGGTCAGCATACGAAATGTTTGGCGAAAATGATCCACGCTTAGGTCGAACAGGTATGCCAACCGCTATTCAACTAACGCTTGAGTTTAAAGAGACCGTTATTCTTACGAAAAAAAGTATGGTGCGTGGTGATGGTGGTTACAAATCAACGCAATCTGTTGGTGGAAAAATACAAGACGTTTATAACACACTAAAAAAATAAGTTATGGCAAAGTATTTTAATTTTTTTCCAAAAACTTTATATTCTTTATCGAATAAGTCAACTAGTGCCGATTTTATTACGAATATTATCGCACGATTTGGTTTTGAAAAAGAATTAAAAGAAAACTCAAACATTTACTACCCCTATGATATTCAAGATGGTGATACACCAGAGACAATCGCAAACAAATATTATGGGTCACCCGAAAGACATTGGGTAGTTTTATTATTTAATGACATTATTGACCCACAATATGATTGGCCGCTTGACCAAAGAACGATTATTAAATATATTAACGACAAATACGCAGCGAATGGTTCTGCTAATGTTACACCACAAACGGGTCTTGCTTGGTCACAGTCTAATACAAAGTCCTACTACAAAGTGGTAACAAGAGTTACCAATAATGCCACAAAGAATACAATCAAAGAAAAAATAGAACTTGATGCAAACACATATGCAAATGTTGTTATATCAAACTCTACAAAAACACTTCAAAGCGGTACAGTTATAGTAGAAACAGTAAGCAAAGAAACAGAAACTTATTATGATTATGAAGTAAACTTAAATGAATCAAAAAGAAGAATACGATTATTAAGATCAGAAATTGTTTCACAGTCAGGTTTACTTGATGAATTTAAACGAGTGATTAATTCTAAAGAATAAAAATGTCAACAGTTAATCTGCCAGAAACACCGTCGAAGTTTAGTATTAATGAGCTTGCCATTGTAACTAAAACTGGCAAACTAGACATATCTAAACTATTTCAAGAATTAAATATATTCGATTCTTTATTATCTCCTGTAATGACAGGTGCGGTTGTTATTGTTGATTCGATTGGCTTATCCTCGAAACTTTTGTTTGATGGTTCGGAAGTTCTTCTTGTAAACATTGGTAAAGATACTGACTCCGAAACTTTTCGTTTGCAGAAGGCATTTAGAATATACCGTCAGACGAATCGTGCTACATTACAGCAAAACTCAGAAACATATACACTAGAGTTTGTTTCTGATGAATTTATTTTTTCTGAACAACAAAAAATAAATCAGTCTTATAAAACCACATACAGTGATGTCGTTAAGAAAATATTAAACGGTTATTTGAAAGTGCCTGAACAGAAATTAAGAGGCGTTTTTCAAGATACAACCGGCATTCGTGATTTGGTAATACCCAATCTTAAACCTCTTGACGCATTAGAATGGTGCGCTAAACGGGCTGTTGATCAGAAAAAATCACCTAATTATGTTTTCTTTGAAAATAATTTAGGATTCAATTTTGTTTCATTGTCGTATTTGCTTTCTTCCGACTATCTGTTCAAGATTAAGTTTCCGGCAAAAAACTTAGAAGAAACAAAACCAAATCAAGATTTGTTGAGTCCTAGACATTTTGAAGTTGTGAATCAATCTGATAAGATCAAAACCACTAGAGAAGGTGTCGCCGCTGGTACATTTATCGGTTTTGACCCAATTACGAGATCGATACAAAACAAACGCATAGGATTTGAAGATCACTACAATGCCATGGACCACGGTAATGATACTGCTAACTTTTCTCAGTCAAGAAATCGTGGCGGTGAAAAAGCAACAGAGGCCTACGATTCTAAAAAGGTGTTGAGTATTTTTGGTGCCAACATAAAGAATAGTGCTTATGTTAAAAAATACGATCCAACTTCAATCTCAAAAGTTGAGACACCAGAAGATTTTATTTTTGCTCGAAAGGCAATCTTTGCCAACTTGATGAACAAAAGAATTAAACTTGTTATGCCTGGTAATTTTCAATTAACTTCAGGTTTTAATTTGAATGTTCGTGTGCCAGATTTTTCAAAGAAAGAAACCGGCTCAGAAAACGAGGATCGTTCGTTGAGTGGAAAATATTTAATCATTGCATCAAGACATGTTATTAAATATGATATGCATGAAACCGTTTTAGAACTTGCAACTACATCAAATGAAACAGACTTCGTACCACAAGGTGTACCAGAGCAAAACAAGGCGATAGAAACTTATGGAAGCTACTGAAAATAAAGATTTTGCTGGTAAAAATGGCTTTATTTGGTGGGTCGGCGTTGTTGAAAAAATCAGTGACCCATTAAAACTTGGTCGTTGCAAAGTTCGTTGTGTTGGTTGGCATACAGATAATAAATCGTTGTTGCCAACCGATAACTTACCTTGGGCACAGTCTTCTCTTCCGGTAAACGCAAGAGACACATATCCACCACGTGAATGTGATATGGTGTTTGGTTTTTTCTTTGATGGTGAGAATGCACAACAACCTGTAATCTTGGGCGTTTTACCCGGCATACCTCTTGTAGCGGCTAATCGACAAAACGGATTCAATGATGCTAGAAGTTCTTCTGAATTACAAAGTTCACCACGAACACCAGCATCAAAAACATATAGCACTGACGGTTCGGGTATTAAGATTACAGAAAAGTCTGCTGCTGAATCTTATCCAAGAATATTGGATGAACCAACAACATCTCGTTTGGCTCGTAACGATGAGAACATGTCAAGAACGTTTATACAAGAACGAAAAGATAATGTAGTAAAATCTGTGCCAACTGCTACTAGCACTTGGACAGAACCAACAACGCAATATGCTGCAAAGTATCCATACAATAATGTAACTGAGACTGAATCTGGTCACATCATGGAATTTGATGATACTGTTGGTAAAGAACGAATTCAACTTGCACATCGTAATGGTTCATTTCAAGAGTGGTTTCCTAACGGTGATAAAGTAGAAAAGATTACAAAAGATAATTATGAAATCGTGATGGGTAATGATCGTGTTTATATCATGGGTAAATGTTTTGTTACGGTACAAGGTGACGCCGAAGTTTATGTAAAAGAAAATGCAACAATTAAAGTGGATAAAAATGTGACGGCAACTATTGGCCAAAATTTGTCGGCAACAGTAAATAAAAATGCCACTTTAAAAGTAAGTGGAAATTTTCAAGCAGATATTGGAGGTACTTGTAAAATAACATCAGGTGGTAATATGACATTCAAGGCACCTAGAATTGATCTGAACTAACATGGCACACGAATTTGTAATCCTTGTAAATGGTGAACTGAAAACATATACAAGATATGAAGATATACCAGAAAAATTTGACAATGTAATTAAGTTTTTGCCCGAAATACCTGATGCACCACACACTCATGAACAGCATGAGGAGATGGATGCTTGGAATGATAGATTAAAAGAATTGATGAGAAGAGAAACGAATGCTAACCAGTAATATTAGCATTACAATTTCTCCTGCTGGAGCTGCAAATTCTGAGATACTTCAAACAACTAGAGGAATAAGAAGTGTAAATGCAGTAATAACTGCTAATGCAAATGTAGGAGAAATTTTACAATCTGTAACAGCAACAATAGACACTTCTGAACCAGGAGTCAGAATCACTCCAGCAACGAATTCGGTTTCGATTGTTGGAACCTATGTTGACCCGTTTGAAGATTTTTTTACTTACATAGAAAGAGGTAGCAGCAATTTGATTGAAACACCTAAAGTTGCGAAGGGTGCATCAAGTCTGCCACCTAATAAAGATTTTTACGAATTAGATCAGGATCGAAGATTACTGTCTACAAGAACTTACACGGTTACTGTTTCTACAAGTTTAGCCACAAATAATTTTACAGTTACACATAATATCATAAACGATTTAGACAGCATTACTACCTTTGTTGGTTCATACTACAATAATTAGGAGAAACTATGCCTGCTGCAACAAGAATTGGAGATGCTGACGTTGCCC